AGTCTCTCTTCTATTCTTATCAGGCAACCACCTAGCATACCTGCTTAGTGCTATGAAGTTCTGATAGTCTGTCGGTAATTTATTCATTCTTCTTCTATCTCCTGTATTTGTATGTCTAACATCTCTGTCCCATCCTCAAGGTAACTATTATAAGTTAGCCTACCTTCGTGGTGCATAAGGATACCATCTAATATTCCTCTCTCGTACTTACTCTCTCCGTATCTATAGAGTAAAAACCCCCCGATCGTGAACATAGCTATCTGAAACAATAAAAAATTCTCAACCGTCATCATCATCATCATCCTCAAACTTCTCCCTATTATCCATTAATTTATCTTCAAAGGCATCTAATAAATCTGGAGTACTTATCTCTAGAGTATCACATATAAGACACTCATCGAAACCTTCAGCATTTATCCTCTCTTTGAGTTCTTCAAGTGTTAGCATCTATTAACCTCCTTAAGTACCATTGAGCTTTGTTTAAATCCTCTACACCATTCTTATTCTTATACCTAGATACATACTTAATGATGTTCCCTTCTAGATAGTCGAACTTTTGGTCCAGGATATAGTCTATTACTTCTATGTCTCCCTGTCTGTAGTGACTAGGGTTTATTTTCTTAACGTCCATTTCTTTAGCTCCTTCACTTCTTTAGTAGAGAATATCTTGATGTCATACTTCTGACACCAATCTCTGTAGGTTATCTTACCTCCCTTCCTAGTCTTCTTGTTCGGATCTGGCATCAAGAATATTAACTCCTTGCCCTCGAACCCACACTGTTCAGCTATAGCCCTATACTTCTGAGTGTCTCCTGTCCTGAAGAAACCTTTCACCTCTATTAAATACTTACCTTTAACGAAGTCAGGTGTGTAGTTCCTCCTTACAGTATAGGCGAGTCGAGAGGGTTCATACTCCCAACTCTTACCTAATAACTGATGGCATTCTTTCTCTAGTTTACTCCTATACTTATTCTTGTTAGTCATTATTATAGAAGTTATCTAACTTGTTGCCATCTTTATCTATCTCTACTACATTAGGCTCTCTCTCCACGAAGGTTAAGTATCTTGGACCAGTGGAGTAGACGAAAGTCCTCAAGCTAGACCAACATTTGTGCTTATATGCACAGTAGCTACATCCTACAGGTAACTTCATATTACCACTCTTACCGTCAGGAACGTGACCATAGCATCTCTTAGGTGGTTCAGGGAACTTAACTACATTCTTTATTCGCTTGATTCTATCTACTACAGTAGAGAAGTTTAGTTTAGTCCAATACCACTGAGACTCATCTTCCATATCGTACTTGAGTAATGCTAAGTGTCCATTGGTCTTATCCATAGCTAACCAACCGAATTCTTTCGCACCTTCAGCGTAGGCATAACCCTTGATCTGGTCTATATATCCGAAAGGGTCATCGTTAATCAGAGAGCCGTCCTTGAACTTCTTCATACCATAAGGAGCGGTAGACTTAACATCTACTAGAAGACCATCTATCTTACAGTCCATAGAACCTTTGATACCTTCTACCTCTACTCTCTTCTGTTGGTCAGTTACCTTATGACCTGATAGTTTAACTAGAGCTAGTACCATCTCTTCTATGATATGACCATACAAGAATTTAATCCTAGTGTGAGGCATCAGTTCCTCTCCCTCATAACCATTATAAGCATACCATAACTGTCTATCCTTCTTACCTATGTTAGACATCCTTAACTTACGCTTATCGAACTCGTGTTCGGTTATGTTATCACGCAATATCTGTTTCATATTCTCACCGAAACTCTCTATTGCTTCTTCGACATCTACACCTTCAGGAATTTCCTTGGTGTCTATCATACGATATATGTCATCTATTAGTGTATCTGTTGTACTCATTATACTCTCTCCTTTAAATAAAATAAAACTTTCTTTATTGATTCTAATGTATCTCCTAATTGACCTATAGACCTGTTACATTTATTACATAACACTCCTCTAAATTTCATAGTCTTATGGTCGTGGTCATAACAAAGTCTATCCTTACTACCACATACTTCACAACAATCTGAAGTAGCCATCCTCTCTACATACTTATCTAGGCTTATACCATAAGTTTTTTCAGCGTGATACTTCTTTGTTTTATATATCACTTTATCTCTGTTAGCACTACGCCATACTGTATCCCTCTCTTTCCTACAGCTCTTACAGTTGTTTCGTCTACCGTGCTTACCTCTAGTTTCTTTCTCGAACAACTCTAAATCTTCTTCAGTATGAGCCTCTACACCACATCGGTTGCACTTTCTTAGTGTGTCTGTGCCCACGTTTCACCTACCTTATATTCACCGTCCAAAGGACAGTTTAGTTTAAAATCTAGACCTGCTCTCTTGATACAATCAACTGCAAGTCTCCCAAATTGTTCTGCCTGTTCCTCACATACCTCTACTTGAAATTCATCGTGAACATTGAGAACAAATTTATAGTCTATCTTATAGTCAGTAGCATACTTCTCTAGTAAGACTAATGCTTGTTTCATCACTATAGCACCTGCTGATTGTAGTAATACATTCAGAGCACTATGCTGAGACCTTATATGTAGTTTCCTCCCATCTAGACCTCTAAGCCAACCTTTTGAGCTTCCTCTATCAACTTCTCCTCGTAGTACTCTAAGTGAAGGCGTATTATCAAGGAACTTTGCTTTAAGTCTCTTACCATCTTTCGCTTTTCCTCCGACGACTTCTCCGATTTTTCCATCACCTGCTCCATATAGGAAGGCATAGATAAAAGTCTTCGCTGAATCTCTAGATTGAAGTCCTGCAGCCATTTGGTTTGCTGTGTGTATATCCCCATTTAATATCTCCTCTGTATAACTATCATCATTCATATAGTGTGCTAACATCCTTAACTCTAGACCACTAGCATCTATACCTACCAACTTCTTACCTGGAGGTACTGTCCACAATTCCCTGCACTCCTTACCGTACTCAGAATAGACACTAGGTACTTGTGCTAAGTTAGGTTTAGAGTGAGTCATCCTCCCTGTTACAGCACCACAAGTATTTACCTTACCGTGTATCTTACCTTCATCTGTAACTGCCTCTAGCCAACTCTTGACCATAGCCAATCTCTTGGTTAGGGTTAGGTACTTAACTATCAGTTTAACTTCAGGTATATCTACTCCTCCTAATACCTTCTCGTTGACTATGACACTACCTTTATCTGTATACTCTTTAGGTTTCCAACCGAAGTGCATCAAGTATCTAGCTATCTGTTGTCTACTACCTAAGTTAAATTGAGGATAATCTATGTAGCCGTACTCATCGTCATCGTCATAATGAGCACCCCGATCTAGTTGTCCTTGGTAAGCCTTAGTAGGTGTGCCGTCTTTCTTGTAGTTATTCTGTAACTCTGTCAGTTTAACCCAAGTAGGTAATGGGACAAAAACCTTCCGTACCTCCAACTCTATATTTATTACTTGTTCTTTAAGTTCAGCGAGTAGATTATAGGCTTTCCTCTCATCGAAAGAAATTCCATTCTGTTGTTGTGTCTGTATTATCTCTGCTACCTTATGCTCAAGTAATACGGCTTGTTCATCTGTATCACCTAGTTTATATTTTAAGTGGTGATATAAGTCTCTCAAGACTCTTACATCTTGTTGACAGTAAGAGAGCATATCCATAGAGAACTCCTCCCAACCACCATCGTAGTCACCCTTAGAGTTCCCTAATCGCTCACCCCACTTCTTCAGAGAGTGACCTCCATCTAATGAGGGGTTGTAGAGACGGGATAAGACCAAAGTGTCTCGTACATCAAAAGACCACTCATACCCACTAACCATACGCAGAACAGGAATATCAAAGTTAATGCCGTTGTGAGCAACAAGAACTCGAACCCCTTCATAAACCAACCAATCATAAAATTGTTCATAACATTTTTCTCCTATAAAATTATATACAGTATCATCATCATCAAGCATTGCACAGACGCAATGTACTCTAGTAGCTTCGAGTCCGTCAGTCTCTATATCAAAATAAGCTCTCACCATCTACTCCTTCTTTTAGTCTACCTGTGTCCTTATTATATATCAACTCACCTGCTTTACCTGTCAGACCACTAAACCTATTCTTTATTATTCGTAGGACTGTGGTATTTCTGTCTACACTATCATCTGCTTGTTGATTTCTCTCTAAGCCTATGACCATATCAGACAGTTGGGCAATCGCCGCCGAGCCTCGAAGTTCAGAGAGGGATACACGCCCTCCTTCCTCGTGAGACTTACCTTGGGGTCTCTTGAGGTGAGATACGAGGAACAACCCTATCCCAGTCTCCTGTACTATCTTCCTTAACTTAGACATAATAGCGTCTATAGCCTTACGCTCATCCGTAAAACCTTCTTGGTCACTCACTACTATAGATAGATGGTCTAGGACAATCCACTTACAATCTAGACCTTTAGCGAATGTCCTTATGCGAGAGATTAGAGAATCTTCTGCTATAGAACCGAAGTGGTCGAAGAAGAACGCTCTACCTTTCTTAGAACCTACAGCCTTATACCACATATCGTACTTCTGTTTCTCGCTGAACCTTTGCTCATATTCAGGTAGGTGTAGTGGGAGGTTATACTCCACCGAAGTTATACCTTTGACTGCTCTCCCTACTGTCTCTTCTAGGTGTATCACAGCTATATTATCATCGGTATTATTCAGTATGTAGTGCTCTAGTTCTTTTATTACACTAGTCTTCCCCATCCCAGATCCTGACGTGATAGTTACTAACTCCTTCTGTCTGAAACCATAGGTTAGTTGATTGAGTTGTGTCCAGGGATAAGGTATAGATTTAACATTTTGGTCTTGCTTGACGTACTCCCAAGTATCCTCTGCTGACACTATACCTTCAGGTGTGTAACCTTTAGCGTTCCACCAAGTATCTATGAAGTCTTTAATTTTATTTGCCTGTAGCATAACTTATTAGGGGATATGACATCTCTGACCTCCTTGACGGCATCATTACCTGCATCATCATTATCGAAACATAGGACTACATTATCGAATGACTCTATGTAATCTAGGTTCTCTTTGATGTCACGTAATGCACCTCCACTACCATTCTTCAAAGAGACTACTGCCCACTTACCATCGAACATCTCATTGATAGACAAGGCATCTAGTTCGCCCTCACATATAGTTAGGTACTTACCTCCTTCCTTAAATACCTGTTGACCAAATAGACCTGCACCTCTATTAGTGCCTTCTATATGGAATGATTTAGTCTCTGTGTTGCGTTCCTTGTACCCTAGTAAATCACCTGTCTTAGCGTGATAGTAGGGGTAGTAATGTTTATTGATTTCTCCATTCTCACCGTGAGATATACGCACTCCGTATTTGACTGCTATCTCCTTCGTGATGTTTCTTTCAGGGATTGCCCCTCTGAAACCTTTAATGGACACTTCTTTATCCATATAATTCTCCCGATCATTAAATAAAATATCTTCTCCGTTTAGGTCTGTAGGTGGTATCCAATGGTCGCACCCAAAACAATAGGTGTGACCATCGGTGTACAGACTGTTATTATCACGAGACCCACATACATCGCAGGGGACGTGTTTTATGAAGTCTGACATTTAGAGGATTATGCCCAAAACTCAGCTAATTCATCATTAGATGATTTAAATCCTGGCTCGTGGTCATCTGCTACCTTGATGGCAGTCAGATAAGTGGCTACACCGTGAGTAGAATGCTTCTCTCCTGCTTTCCACCATACTTCGACATTAGAGCCTCGACCAAAGTCAGTACCGATGATGTCTCCACCCTTAGTCCTAATCATTTCGTCATTGAGTTTGTACTGTGTAGAGAACTTTCTAGCCTTATATGACTTTCCGTCCTCATCTTGGAACTCACGAACCTTGACACCTAACTTCTCAAGTTTCTTGACTTCTGCATCTGACACAGCAACGGTTAGAGTGTACTTACCTGTATCTTCACCGTTGAACTTTTCTGTACTGTCTAGATAGACATACTTTGCTATACCTTTGGTTATCATAGTTTTTATTTCCTATACTGCCCCTTGAAAATTAGACACAAAAAAGGAGGGGCAACCCTCTTAAGTGTCTCTGTAGTTTTCTTCCTAAAGATAATAACTATAATGATTATCTCTGAAAGAATAACACCTTAAGTGAGACCTAAAGATAATAACTATAATGATTATCACTTTAGGCTTCACTTTAATTTTATCTATAGTACTATTGTACCATATTTTCAACTCTTTGTCAAGTCTTTTATCGTCTTTATTTCCTCGTCTATGTTATCAATTACGGAAGGCTTAGACATCATCAGACAATAGGTACAAGTGTCTAGATACTCCTTAGTCAGTTCGTCCTTCCTTACTGATTCTAAGTCAGATAGCAGTTGGTCGCAGATTCTACACTTCATTTTTTACCCTCCCTTATTAATTTAAGTATGCTGTTACCTAGACCTAAGATACTGTCTTCATCTATGACCTCAGACGCACGAGGTTTGATTTCCTCCCTAGTATTTAGGATAGCCTTAACCTTACGCTCGGCTACCTCATTACGTCCCTTATTTCCTAAATCTAATATTATTTCACCCATTATTTCCTCCTAGTAAACTTAGTTATAAAATACTTAATACCATCCTCAATTTCAGGAGGTGTCAATACCCACACCATCACCAAAAAGAATATTATAAACCCTGTTATTATTAGTTCTATCATCTCAACCACCCCTCTATATGTACAATATAAGGAACGTAACCAAAGATGAATCCTATTACGAACCAATTTCTTTTAGTGTTAGGTATCCTAAAGTGTTCGATACCTAAACGCTCTATTACTTTCTGTCTCTTTGTCTTAATCATCATAATCTCCATAAGTTAAATGCAACCCAAAGTATTAGTATTGCTATGATTAGTTCTTCCATCTTATTCCTCCCTCGTTTTCGCTTCTCGCTTATAGAATTTGTAGATTTGTTCTTTAGCCATCAAATCCTCAAGTCTATCTATGAACTTATCGTGACTGTAACTCTCGAATGAGTCTGCCGATGACCTAAATACTGTATCGTAAGCCTCCTCTAGACAGAAATCAGCATCGCTCTGTTGCAGTTCACTATCTCTAGCGAACTCCTCAGTCTGCATATAAGACTTAGCGAACTTGTCTATCTTAGCGTTACGGTACTTATTGTACTCAGCGACATACTCAAGTGAATCTACCTCGCCATATTCGTTGACGTAGCCTTTATCTATGCACCACATTCTATATCCATTCATATTACTCATAGTATCTCCCTATCTGTCTGCATAATTGCATCTTTATTCTCAGCGTAGACCTTCCACGCCTTGTCTTCATCCGTAGTACTTAGGATGACTTGCCCTTTTGAATTAAGGACGGTGTATCGTCTAATTATCATCGGTATTACTCCATTTATTATTAAATCCTTAGGTATTATAATGACATTTTTTAGTTTGTCAAGTGTTTTTCGATATTTATTTTTGTTTTAGGTCTATAGGTTAGGTCTATAGGTCTATATATCCCCAAAATCATAATATCCCAAATATCCCCATATCGCTGCGATTTATCCAACAGGGCATATTAGTACCACTCAGAGATAAAAGTCTCTAGAATCTAAGATCTGGGCTTCTGTGGGTTTTGTTTGGTTGGGTCTAATGTGGGTTATATCTAAATATATAGATATGTTCTCAGACGAACGAAAATACCCCTAATTTGGACGATTATAATTAATTGATAGCGATACAAGGGTTTTAGGTTTAAGTTGACGTATCGCAGCGTAAAGGGTATAGACGTAAAAAACCCCTATCGCTAGGGGTCTCTTGGTTTGTTGGTGGTTGGGTCTAGATGGCTAGTTGATTATCTACCTCTATATCACCGTTTCTAATTGCTTTTCTGAGTTCAGCCGTAGAACTAACGAACCCTAAAGCATCACCTAAGAAGGCTCTTAGGTGCTTGAGTGTGGTTCTTGAGTAATCCCAATCATTGCCCAATATTACAGCCTTAAAAGGGGTCTCTATCTTCGCTACTATAGATTGGTAACTCTGCAGGTATCTGTCCCCATCTTTATATATTACGAAGTGGTTCGCTACTGCGTTACCTCTATCATTAATTAATTGTGTTATTTGAGTACTCATCTTATATATCTCCGTTTAGTATAGACATATCTATGTCCATTATTTCAGCGTGACCGCTTAGAGTTTCATTACTAGATATTTCTAATGTATGACTATCTAAATCTATATGATTAAATACATATTCGCTAAATGCATATACATTATTGCACTTATATGCTTTTTTAACCTTGTCATTATGTATTTTCATTGTTTGTTTGATATTCATTTTATTTATCCTTATATAATTTGCATAATTGCACTACATATAATACATAATAATAAGACATAAATGCAACTTTATTTTGAAATAGTTGTGATGATCTAAACATACCCTAATAATTCCAACACATACCCAAATTTGTACGATTGCATCAAACCCTGCTAATGGTATCAGTTATTAATAAAGTCGGTGTTGAGAATCATTCCCATTTAGAAACTCGTACACTAATTTATTTATTCTGTCAAGTGTTTACCTGTATTAATTCATATGATGATTAATTGAGTCTATTGTATTGCTTATTTATTATAATTATGTTAGTTAAACCACAATCATATTCTTTTCTTCTCGCAGTTTACTTATTAGATAGCTTGTAGTATTTATCCTACAGTAACTAAACCCTATTCCAATGCAGTCTGTAGCGATTCCCACGCCAGATCTTGAGAATTCTGTTGTATTTAGACCACAGGGGGAGGCTCAAGTCTCTCTGGGGATATTAATATTAACAATCACTCGCAGATGAGAGGGGATTTGGGGGATTAGCTGGGGGTATAAACTTTATTTTACTCTAGCTATTGACTTTTGGTTGAAAGTATGGTATAATATTAGTATAAGGTATAGTTTTTAAGCTACTACTAAAGTATAACCTGAAGAGCCTATCTCAGACAACTCTTTATTTTCACTTCTCCACTAAAGTTTCCTTCTTCCAGTAATAATCATTATAGTTATTATCTGAAAGAGGAGTCTTAAGAAAAGTCACAATAAAGATAGGACAATCGTGAGGAACTTAAGATATGAAACCAGATGATAAGAGAAGATTAAATAAAGGCAATCCTATGTTGAAGAAAGGATTCGCCTTAAATCCTAAAGGGAGACCTAAGGGGAGTGTCAATAAATATACTGCCTTAAGTAGAGAGTTGATGTCTACTAAAGGTCCAGAGATAGTAGAGAAAGTCATAGAGATGGCACTGGAAGGTGACAGGACTTGTCTAAAAATGTGTATGGATAGGATATTACCTACCACTAAGGCAGTAGAGCTTAGGTCACAGGAAGGTAAAGGCAATGTCATAATAAATGTAGGTGGTCTAGAGGCTAAAGTAATAGAGGCTGAACAGACTAAGCCGTTGGATTATGAAGAAGGTGTCATCATAGATGATGATAAGATAGAAGAGAAGGTAGTGGAGATAGCTAGTGGCAGAGCTTGATGTCTCTCTCCATCCAGCACAACTAGAGATATTTAATAGTAAGGCTAGATTTAAGGTAGTATCTGCGGGTAGACGCTTCGGTAAGTCCAGGTTAGCTGCTTGGATATTAATAATAAAGGCACTACAATCAGATAGTAAGGATGTCTTCTATATAGGTCCTACGTTCCAACAAGCTAAAGATATTATGTGGAATATGCTCAAGGAGCTGTTAGAAGGAACAGACCTAATAGAGACAACCCACGAGAACACAGCTACTATGACCTTAGTCAACGGTAGAAGGATTAGCTTAAAGGGTTCAGATAGACCAGATACCTTAAGAGGAGTAGGTCTATCCTACGTAGTGTTAGATGAGTATGCCTCTATGAAGGTAGAAGTATGGGAACAGATTATACGTCCTACCCTAGCAGATGTAAAAGGTGGTGCTCTATTTATAGGTACACCAGCGGGGAAGAATCACTTCTATGAGATATGGAAGGAAGCTAAGGATGAGAAGAAGGAAGATTGGGAGGCATTTCAATATAACTCCACAGATAATCCTATATTAGACCCTGAAGAGATAAAGACAGCTAGGGATACTATGTCTACCCAAGCATTCAGGCAAGAGTTCGAGGCAAGTTTTGTCTCCTTTACAGGTGGTATATTTAAAGAGGAATGGATAAAATATGATTCAGAAGAACCTAAAGAGGGTAATTACGTCATTGCGGTTGACCCTGCGGGATTTGAGAAAGTGGAGAAAGAGCGTGGTCTCAAAGGTTCTAAGTTGGATGAAACAGCTATCGCAATCGTCAAGATTGATGGTGACCACTGGTGGGTCAAAGATATACTCCACGGTAGGTGGCATATCAAAGAGACTGCTACAAAGATTCTCAGCAGTGCAATCGAGAATCAAGCAACTATTGTAGGGATAGAAGCTGGTGCATTAAAGAATGCTATAATTCCTTATCTAGAAGATGAGATGAGGTCTACAGGTAGGTGGGTAGTAATTACAGATGTAACTCACGGTGGTAAGAAGAAAGCAGATAGGATAACTTGGTCACTCCAAGGTAGACTAGAACACGGTAAATTAACATTTAATAAAGGTCACTGGAATAAAGATTTTGAATCCCAGTTACTAGAGTTCCCTACTTCAGGGACACACGATGATATGGTTGATTCTCTCGCCTACATCGACCAGGTAAGTGTAGCGGACTTTATGCACACTATAGAATTAGACGATGACTGGACACCAGTCGATGATATAGCAGGATACTAATGAAGACTTTCTTTATACAAGCTATTATGTCTATAATTGTAGCTTTTTGTTTACTCATAGTAGGATATTAATAATATATGTCAAATTACAATTCAGATAATGATTATAGAGCACTAGCGGGATGGTTATCTACCCGTCTAGACCAATGGCGTAATCATAGAGATAATAATTACCTAAAACCGTGGGACGAATATTATCGTCTATGGCGTGGTATGTGGACTCCAGAAGACCAGAACCGTAGGTCAGAGAAATCTAAGATAATAACTCCTGCTCTACAACAGGCAGTAGAGGCTAGTGTAGCAGAGTTAGAAGAGGCTACTTTCGGAAGAGGTAAGTGGTTCGACTTATCGGACGATATATTGGATGAAGAGCCTCAAGATGCTGAGTTACTACGTAACCTATTACAGGAAGATTTAGAAGATAGTGGTGTAAAAGATTCTATCTGTGAGGTATTCCTCAATGGTGCTATCTATGGCACAGGAATAGCGAAGATTATAACGGAAGAGAAGATAGAGAGGAGACCTGTAGAACAACCAGTAGAGGGTACTCTAACTACCGTAAGAAATTTAGAGGAATATGTCTCAGTAGATGTAAGGGTAGAGGCTGTATCTCCTAAAGAATTCCTCATAGACCCTAGTGCTAATTCAATTAATGAGGCATTAGGAGTAGCTCACGAGGTATATAAGCCAAGATATGTACTATCTGAGGGTATGGCTAAGGGTGTATATAGAGAAGTAGATATAGAGGCAGATACTGACGTAGTACAGGTTGGATTTGACCCTGAATATATTAATAGAGATGCTTCAGACCAAATTAAGATATGTGAATACTGGGGTAAAGTACCAGCTAAATTCCTAAATAAGAAGGAAGACAAGGATGATTTTGAGTACGATGCTGATGAGTTAGTAGAAGCAGTAGTCACTATAGCTAATGATGAGTATATCCTGAGAGCTGAAGAGAATCCATTTATGATGATAGATAGACCTTTCGTCTCTTATCAGCACGACCTAGTCCCTAATAAGTTTTGGGGCAGAGGGGTATGCGAGAAAGGATATAACCCTCAGAAAGCATTAGATGCAGAGATGAGGGCTAGAATAGACTCTCTAGCACTAACTACTACACCTATGATAGCAGCAGATGCTACTAGGTTACCTAGAGGAATAAAACTAGAGGTAAGACCAGGTAAGACTATACTAACTAATGGAGACCCTAGACAGGCTATTATGCCTCTAACATTAGGCTCTACTGACCAACATACATATAACCAGGTAGCAGCCCTACAGAATATGATTCAGATGGGTACAGGTTCTGCTGATATGGGAGTACCTGACAGGGCTACTTCTAGTGGTATGTCTATGGTACAGTCTGCCTCAATTAAGAGACAGAAACGTACACTGATGAACTTCCAGAACACATTCTTAATCCCTATGATTAATAAGACTATGTGGCGTAAGATTCAATTTGATGTGGATAGGTATCCAGTTACAGATTATAAATTCATCCCCTACTCTACTATGGGTATTATGGCTAAAGAATTAGAGATGCAACAGATGGTCTCTATGCTACAGTCAATTCCGAAAGACTCTCCCGCTTTCAATGTCCTGTTGTTAGCAGTCTTCCAGAATTCTAGTATCCATAATAGGGAACAAGTGGTTCAAGCACTTATGCAAGGTATGCAACCAGATCCTCAAGAACAACAGATGCAACAGATGCAGATGCAGTTACAGATGGAACAAGCTAAGGCTGACATACAGAAGACACTAGCTGAGGCACAGGAAGAACAGACTAAAGCTATGAAGAATGCTGCTGAAGCAGGTACGAAACAACCTAATGAGTTAGACATTCAAGAGAGAATAGTAGGTCTACAGAAAGAATTAGCTAACATAGAGAAACTTAAGGCTGATACAGATAATACTAATTCAGAGACATTTAGGAATATACCAGAGATAGAGCACCTCAAATCGGAGACAATGCTGAACTATGCAAACGCCTACAGTAAACAGTAATAAAGAATATTATTACGACAGATTACATTTAATAGAACAAGATGGATGGAGAGACTTAGTAGCAGAACTAGAGAATCTCGAAGTCATCTATAACAAATTGGATTCAATAGAGTCCGATAAAGACCTTTGGTTCGCTAAGGGTCAGTTGTCAATCTTAAGACAGATATTGTCTATAGAGGATACAACTAAACGAGCGATGGAAGAACTAGACTTATAGTACTAGCTCCGTCATATATACTAACTTCATAACCCCACAGGGGCGGAGAATATAACAAAATGAGTAATATAGTAGTGGACGCTGATTCCCAAGAAAATTCAGCAGTAGTAGAAGATAACACTCAACCAATAACTGACGAGTCAGTAGATATAGTAGAGACAGTAGAGGCACAAGCTGAAACTGTTGAACCTACAATCCCAGATAAGTTTGCTGGTAAGAGTACAGAAGATATAATAGATAGTTACACTAATCTCGAAAAGGAACTAGGGAGAAAATCCCAGGAAGTTGGAGAGTTAAGGAAGTTATCTGATAGTTTTCTACAAGCTGAAGTGGCTAGACAGCACAATCCACAAAGTAACACTCCATTAGAAACTGAAGATAATGATACGTCTAGTGATTTCTTTGATGACCCTAACAAGGCTGTCAATGATATGATTGATAATCACCCTAAGTTTCAAGAATTTCAACAGTTCCAAGCTCAACAGGCACAAGCAGGAGCAAAAGCACAGTTGGAAAACACACACCCTGATTTTACTAAAGTCGTTCAAGACAAAGGTTTTCAGGAGTGGGTTCAGGAAAGTCCCATCCGTATGCAGATGTTTCAAGCAGCAGATGCCTATAACTTCGATGCAGCTAATGAGCTATTGAGTAACTGGAAAGACAGGTCTATGATTTCTAAGACTCAAGAGGTCAATCAACAAGCAGAAGTAGATAGAAAACAAGCACTTAAGGCAGGTACAACGGAATCAAGGACATCCACTAACCCACAAGGAGGAGGTAAGACATATAGACGTGCTGACCTAATCCGATTAAAAATGGAAGACCCTAACAAGTATGAGTCACTACACGATGAAATATATAGTGCTTATGCGGAAGGAAGGGTTGTTTAATAAAAGCTATAACTTAAGGAGTTAATAAAATGGCAAATATGACGGTGACTACGGTCGCTAATTTCATCCCAGAGATTTGGTCGGATGAAGTACTAGCGACATATAAGTCAAATCTCGTTGCGGCTAATCTAGTCCGTAACTTAAACCACCAGGGTAAGAAAGGGGATACAATCCACATTCCTACACCAGGTAGAAACTCAGCATCAGCTAAGACAGCAGATACCGAGGTAACATATATCACAGATACAGCGACAGATACCTCTGTGGTAATTAACAAACACTTTGAATGGACAACTAGAATTGAGGATATCGCACAGCTTCAAGCACTTAATTCTATGAGGAAATTCTATACAGATGACGCGGGATACGCATTAGCTAAAAATGTGGACACTCAAATCATTACTGACTTAGATGGAGCTTCTGCTCTTACTGGCGGTAATTCTGTATTGACAGGTGTAACTAACTGGGATACTTCTATCCTAGCAGCTATAGAGGTGTTGAACGATGGAGATGTTCCTGTAGAAGGACGTTCTCTAATAGTTACTCCATCCGCTATGACTGCACTTATGTCTACTGACAGGTTCACTGAACAGGCATTCATAGGTGATGGTTCAGCAATAAAAACAGGTAAAATTGGCTCTATCTATGGTGTAGATGTATTTATGTCTACTCAGGTAGGTACTGGTGCTACTGAGAAGGCTTTCTTATTCCAGAAAGATGCTCACGTACTAGCTACTCAACAGTCGGTTCGTACTCAGACACAGTATAAGCAAGAGTTCCTAGCGGACTTATTCACTGCTGATACGGTGTATGGTACTAAAGTTATACGCCCAGGTTCTATCCAAGAACTTACTTCGTAGGCTTAACCACAGAGCTCTCTCCTTGATCGGGGAGAGTTCTATATTAAACTTAGGAGGTGTCCCAGTGAAATTAAGTAGAAATAAAAGATTAGCATTAGCGGTACAAGCAATGCGTAGACGTTTAAGAAACCCATAGGTTGTATATATGCCAATAGATAGAGGACAAGGAATAACAATCCCACAGGCTTTAGCTGATGGCTATGATTTAGGGGATTTAATAGATGAGGCTACAGCTGCCAAGGACGGAGCAGAGGCTGCTTTAGCTAATGTAGGTTCTAGTGAAACTAATGCTGCTACTAGTGCTACTGATGCGGCTACTTCAGCATCTAGTGCTAGTACTAGTTCAGCTACAGCTACTACTCAAGCTACAACAGCTACCACTCAAGCAACTAATGCAGCCACAAGTGCAGCGGCAGCTCTAGTATCAGAGAACGCAGCTCAATCTTCAGAGGATGATGCAGAGACAGCACAGGTAGCAGCGGAGTTAGCAGAG